TTACTCGGCGCTGCCGGGATCGTCGAACATGCGGGTCTGGCGGCTGTTGAGCTCCGCGGCGCTGACGCGGCGGATGATGGCGTAGATGGTGGTGGTGTGGAGCTGGTGCTTGGACGCCAGGGCGTCGATGTCCATGCCGGCGGCAGCGGCCTCGGCGATGGCGCGGTCGCGCTCGCTGATGCGCTGGGCGGTCCAGATGGGTAGGTAGAACTGCTGGCCGGCGTAGGCGTCGCAGATGCGGCGGACGATCATCATGCCCAGTTCGTCGGCCCGCTCGCCGGCAACACCCTGCTCCGTCAGCGCGTCGCTGACGATCTCCGACCAGTCGCGGATGAGCTCGGGGATGCGGGCGGCGGGCTTGGACATCAGCGTTCGACCCCGGCGCGCTCGCACCACTGCTTCAGGTGCTCGATGACCTTGCCAGCGACGGAGCGCGGCAGCAGGTTCGGGGCATCCCAGCCGAGGCGCTGGGGATGGTGGGCGGCGGACTGGGTGCGCACGTAGGCGCGCAGGGCCTTGTCGCTGCTGTCCTGGACTTCGCCGGCCTGGGCGAGGCGGGTCCACAGGTGGCGGATCAGGGCGGCCTGGGTGCCCTTCTTGTACGGTGCACGGCGGGCGGTGGCGTGGCGCGGGTCTTTCCAGCCGCAGGCGGCCAGGTGCTTGAGCACGGCCTCGCGGCCGGCGTCGTCGAGATCCTTGGCGGAGCGCACGCGGGCGATGGTCCACAGCATGTCGCGGTAGGTCGACTCGTCCATGCCGAGCTGCTGCGCGGCGATGTGGATCATCGCCAGGTGGTTGTTGCGGGCCGGCGCTGGCTTGCGGGCGGCTTTCACGGCACGACTCCACCGGCGCCGACGATCCAGATGGTGACGCACGGCACCAGGTTGATGCACAGGCGGCGGTTGGCCGGCGACCAGTGCCAGCCGATCCAGCAGCTGCCCCAGCGGAAGAGGATGCCGGCACGGAGACGCGACGGCGTGGCATTCGTCGCGCTGCGGGCGTACGCCANCTCACGCTGGGCCATGCCGCGGGTGTAGTAGTCGTGGGCGATCCAGCGCCATGCGGCCCTGACCCAACCGAACAGAAGGTTCAGCGGCACAGGTGAGTAGATAGCCTCGCGGCGCAGATAATCGACGTAGACGAAGCCATAGCCGCGCGGCACTTCTTCGCAGTCATGGACGCGTCGGAAGAGGATGCCGGCTTTCATTCGTTCGACCCATCGCCGAGGCGCCGCGGTGCAGGCCGCGGCCGGTCGGGAATGAAGCCGCTGCCACTTGATCCGCCGGTAGCCTTCAGCATCTCGACCTCGACCTTCGCCGAGTTGATGATGGTTTGGGCGACGTCACTGATCGCTTTCGCGCGATCGAGCTCCATTGGTTTGTCTTGATCCTTCAAGGCCTCGATCGTCTCGAAAAGGTGATCGCGGAGGTCTTCAATTTTGTTCTTGGTCATGAGCGTTTCCTGATCGTCCGGCGGAGTTTGGCTACGGCGCGGATGGCGGACTTCAGCTCCGGCGGGTAGCGATGGATGGTGTTGCGGCGTATGTTCTCGGCGAACGTGATGCACTCCAGCCGATCGACCGTGATATAGGCCTCCAGCGTGGTATGCATGCCTGCCCTAAACACCACGATGTGCCCGCGTTTCACCGGGCCGTTCTTGGCTTCCCACACCAGACGGTGCACAGGACGCCAGCGCTTTGCTGGATAGACGCTGGTGTCGTCGGAAACCTTCCGTTCGAGGTTGCCGTACACGATCCGTGTGCTGCCGACCGGCTTGTAATTGCGCGCCTCGCTTGGTGCGCGGCCTTTCTTGAATTGCGTCTCGGCCATGCGGCCGGGCGCCCAGCCAGGGCGACGCAAACCCTTGTTCGCCGGCACGTGCCCTTTGCGGAATCGGGTGTCGCCACCGATCTGTGCGCCAGGCCGCATTCGACCTGACATGGGACCAGCGAGAAACGCAGCACTCTTCTTCAGGCCAAGCTTCCTGGCCATGTTGTAGATGCCGGCTTCGCCGCGCCTAAAGATCAGGACGAGCTCATGCATCGGTCGGTCGGGATAGACCGCCTGCAGGATCTCGATCTCGATGTCGAGCCACGGCCGCCGCTTCATGGTCAGCCTTCCCCGATGCGCGAACGTTCGCGCGTCTGTTCAGGTTCGGCGAGCTTGGCTTCCAGCTCGGCGATGCGGGCGTGCAGCGCGGCGACCTTGGCGGACTCGGCGCGGCATAGGGACTCGGGCCAGCCGAGGGCGCGCTTGATGCGGTTGCCGCCTTCGGCGGCCTGGGCGCTTTGCTCGGCGGTGGTGCCGTAGGTGGCCACGCTGGTCTGATAGCCATCCCATGCCAGGACGATCACCTGCAGGAAATCGTGGGCGCGGGCGACGTGCTCGGCGGCGGCGATGGGCAGGCGGTCGCCGCCGGACTTCTTGGCGCAGGCGCTGCACAGGTCGAGGCTGACCCAGTAGCAGCCGCCGGGGCATGCGTGCAGGTCGGTGCAGCCGCAGGCGCGGCAGGTGCGGACGGCGGTCATACGAGTACCTCGGTCTTCAAAAGCTGGCGCAGGCGCCGGTCGACCGCCTTGCGGACGGTGACCTGCAAGTCGGGCAGCAGCAGCGCACTCAGGCAAGCCGCCTTGTCGAACGCCGCCACAGCACGGCAGCGACCGTCGACGTCCAGGTGAGAAACCGTCTGGCCGCACATGTCGTAGTCGAACGGGTTGCGCGGCGTGATCGCGACGCGAAACACCTTGCTCTCGCGCTGTTTCAGCCACAGCAGGAACAGCTCTAACGCATCGCCCGCACGCTGCTGATCGGGCGCCTCGGGGATGCCCGGCACCAGCAACGCCGCATGCTCCACCGAGTTCGTCAGCTGATGTTTGTCATGACGCGCCGTGGCAACGATGTTCTGGTGCACCGCTCTGGTGCTGCCGCGAGCGATCGCGATGGCGCCAGGCGGCGTGCGATCGCCGAATTCGATGTGACCGCTGGCCCAGCAGTAGGCGATCACGACTGCGCCTCCGCCACGTCGTCGTCGTTGATCAGCGCGGCGATCAGCTTGTCCAATTCGCCGTCGACGGGCTTGAGCACCACGGCGTCGACGTCGTCGGCGATGCGCACGCCCAGGCGCTTGAGGTCGCTGGCCGGGAGGTTGCCCAGGGCGGCTGCGACGGGCTTCTCGGTGACTTTGACCAGGGCGTCGAACTGGTCGGGGAAGTGCTTGCGGATGAGCTTGACGACGGTGTCGACGTCGCCGAGTTCCAGCTTGCCGCGCTGTTTCATGAAGCCGACCTTGATGCCGTGGAGCACGCGGGTCTTCGGCGAGCGGAATTCGCCGGGGCTGGTCTCGATGGCGTCCTTCAGCTCGCTGTGCGCGGCGGTGAAGCGCGCCAGGGAATTCTTGATGCCCTGCAGGCGGCGGCGTTTGGCCGCTTCCTGCTCGTCGCGCAGATCCTGCAGGCGGCTGGCGAGCTCGTCGCGGGCACCGGCGAAGACCTTGGCGCGCTGTTCGATGTCTGACATTTGCATGGTGGTCAATCCTTGTATTTGCTGCCGCAGAAGGGGCAATGGGTGGCGACGGCAATGGGCTGTTGCCGGCGCACGGTGGGGTCGGTGAACTCGACGCGGACCAGGACGCGCGGCGTGCCCAGCACGCCGTTGGCGCGCGGCGTCATGGTCTTGAGCTGGGTGCCGCCGACGCGCAGCTGGCGGTTGACGTTGCGGATGCAGGTGCAGGTCATCGGCGTGCCTCATCGGCGAGCAGCAGGTTGATGGCGTTGTGTGCCTGCGCCATCGTCAGCGAGCCGACCCAGTCGTCGACCGTGGGCCAGCTGAAAACGTCCTGTGGCTCCGGCGTGCCCGCCGCGCGAAATACAGCGCGCCAGCTGGTGCCGGTGCGATCGCTGGCGCATAGCCGGCGCGGAATCAGGCCGCGTCGCTCCAGGCGTTTCAGCAGCATGGCTTTCTGCGCGCTGGTGGCGCGTTGCGTGTGGGCTGTCGCGCTCATGCCAGCACCTCGCCGAAGGCACGGCCGGACCAGTAGGCGGCCATCGCGCGCTGCGCTTTGGCACCTTCAACCCAACCGCGCGCCTGGTCTTGATCGGCGTGGAGACACGCCAGTTCGCAGTAGTTGGCGAAGTCGATGATGCGCATGCGCTTCTCCTCGGTCAGCGCGTTCACGACGGCAACCTCATCTGCCCCACCAGGTCGGGGATCGAGACGCGCTTCATCGCGCTTTCCTGCTGCAGGCTGGACATGGCGCGGGAGTGCAGGAACGCGCAGGTTTCCTCCATCTCCTCGGTGGTGCCGGCGAGGAAGTAGCCGTCGCGCGGGTGGGCACAGACGTGGTGGCCGAGCATGCGCAGCTCGACCACCAGGGTGCGCAGGAAGCGCTCGTCGCCGCTGGTCGGGTGGGTGCCGAGTACTTCGCGGCAGAGCGCGGTGGCGGTGACGCCGTGGCGGCGGCCGATGTGGTTGCGCAGCGCAACCAGCAGGGTGTCGCGAGTCAATTCGTTATGCATCGCGGGGCTCCGGTTCGTAGCCGTCGAGGGCTTTCGGGAGGGCGCCGATGTCGTGCAGGCGCAGTTCGGCGGTGGTGCGGTCGATCAGGCCGTGCTTGTAGTCGCCCTGGATCTTCACCAGGGCGTCCATGCGGGCCATGCGGTCATCGGCGGTGCTGCGGTGCTGGCCCTTCTGGCGGCTTACTTCCACCGCCTGCTCGGCTTTTGCGGCGCCGCGCTCGGCGGCGGCGAAGACGATTTCCAGCAGGTAGCCGTGCGACTTGAGCGGCAGCTGCAGCTTGTCGGCGTTGCGCAGCTCCACCATCTGTTCCAGCGCGGCGCGCCAGAGGTCGATCGAGGCGGTGCGGGTGTTGCCGTTGCGCACCACCGTGCCGGCGTCGAGCATGGGCACCAGCTCGGCCATGATCTTGTCGGCGCGGTCGTGGGCCAGCGCGCGGCCCTTGCTGCGGAACATGCCCAGGTACTGCGCCCACAGACCGGCCAGCGGCGCCGGCATGTGCAGCGCGCGCAGCAGTGCGCCGCGGGACGCGTCCATCTGCAGGGCGACGTCCAGGCTGAAGGTGGCGCAGCAGCTGGGGCACGTGATGCGCATGCTTACTCGCCCCTCTTCTTTTTGGCTGTGCGCCGGCGCAGCGCGCAGGCGATGGCATTGCCGATGCCGTAGCCGATGAGGAAGTAAGCGGCGGATTCGAGGATCTTCTCGGCCATCTGCTTACCTCCGGCTCGGCAGCGGCGCGTCGGCGCGGTTGCGTTTGCGGCTGCCGTGCCAGAGCTTCTGCATCAGCAACTGGCCGCGCTGGCGCAGGCGGTTCTCGGCGCGGCGTTCGCAGCGGTGCTGCACCGGCTCGCGCAGCACGCGCGCGGCCGACTCGGCGCGGTCCACGCGGGCCAGCATCTGGTGCGGGTACGCCAGGAAGGCTTCCAGCGAGATGCCGTGCGTGCGCACCTGGCGTTCGACGTAGATGTCGGCCCAGTGGTTGAGGGTTTCGTCGGGGTAGCGGTGTGTCATCAGCGTGCACTCCGGTGGGCGGAACGGACACGGGCATCGCGCAGCAGCCGCCAGCGGAATTCGCCGCCCGGCTGGGCCGGATCGACGCGCTCGACGTGGTTGCCGCGCTTGCGGTTGATGTAGAGGATGTTGCGCACGGCGAAGAGCTCTTCGAGGTCGCCGGTGCGCGCGGCCAGCTCGCGCGCCGTGATGGGCTCGCCAGCGGCGATCAGGCCATCGCGCATGCGGCACCACAGGCCGGCGCTCATGCGGCCGCCTGCTCGGGGCAGATCAGCACCTTGGCCAGCGCGCGCGCCTGCTCGCCGGTGATCTGGTTGAGCACGTCGTCGAGGCGGTCGCCGACCGACCAGGTGGTGATGCCGGCGCGCTCCGCGCAGGGGATCAGCTCGGCGGTGACGTGCAGCGAGCTGATCTCCAGCTCGATCAGCAGGCAGCGGATGTGCAGGCGCTGGTGGGGAGTGGTGGCGGCCATCAGTGGTCACCACGCTGCGCTCGGCGCTCGCGGACGCGCATCCAGCGCTCCAGTTCGGCCAATCCCAGAGCCAGCCCCTTCACCAGCTGGTTGATGCGCGCGTCGATCGACACGTCGACACGCAGGGCGGGCTCTTCGTAGTCGTCGCGATGGAGGCCAGACCACGCCTCGGTTCCGATCAGATCGAGGAGCGGAAGCACCTGCATGGTGTAATCCTCCCCCACAACGCACACGTCACGATTCAGGAGCTGCGGGATCAGGAAGAACGCGGCCGCCGCCGCGAGTTCTTCGGTTTCGTGTCCATCGTCATGGTCGTAGCCGTAGCCAAGTTCGTAGATCTGCCTGAGGCGTTCGGCCTCAATCAACCGCAACGCCCGGCTACCGATTACGCTCTTGTCGGCTCTGTTGAGGTCCTTGAACATCACNCCCTCCCCACCAGCTCGCCGCTGATCTTGTCCAGGCCCAGCTCCACCGCCTGGTTCATCGCCTTGACGATCAGGTTCTGCACCACCAGCGGGTACATCTGCGTCTCGACTTCGTTGGTGCCCTGGCGGCGGCGCGTGAGGCGGGCGCGGATGGCGTCGTAGGCGTCGCGCTCGAAGATGTCGTCGAGCCGCGCGCCGACGCGCTTGAACTTCAGCGCCAGGTATTCCTCCAGGTTGCCGTTGAGCGGCTTGAGCCGGGCCTGCTCGATGCGGCGGATGACCTCGCGGATATCCGGGTTGCGGCGCTCGTCGAGCAGGTTGGCCAGCTCGGGTTGGCCGACCAGCACGATGCCCAGCAACTTCTTGAAGCCGTCTTCCAGCTCCCAGAAGCGCTTCAAGTACTTCAGCGTGTACTTGTTGAGGTCGTGGGCCTCTTCGATCATCAGCACGTGCGACACGTTGGTGCTGGCGCTGCTGGCGAGCAGGCGTTCGACCTGGCGCGCCTTGGCTTCCTTGCTGAGCTTGGGCACCTCGGTGGAGATGTCGGCGATGATGGCGTCGCAGATGTGCGAGGTAGTGAGCTCGCGCTTGTCCACCGTCTTGACGTTGATGATGACGATGGGCTCGTCGTCGCGGCGGATGCGGTCCACCAGGTCGCGGCGCAGCGTGCTCTTGCCGCTGCCGGACTCGCCGATCACGGCGATGAAGCCGCCGTGCTTGGCGGCGTAGTACATGGATTCGCGCACGTAGCGCTGGTCCTTGCTGAGATACACATCCTGCGGGCCCTGCACGTCATCCACGAACGGGTGACGGGCGAGGCGGAAGTGGTCGCGTGCGGCGGGACTGAGCATTTCTGCCTCCGGGAGGTCAAAGGGGTCTTCGGCGCCGGCAGCGGCGTCGGTGTGCTTGGCGGCGGCGAACGCGCCGCGGTTGTCGGTGGGCACGTGCTCGACGTCTTCGCCTTCGAGCATCCAGGCGGTGGCGATCTCGTCTTCCGGCACGGCGCGGCCGCGCAGGAATTCCGCCACCTGGGCGCGCACCGTGTCCGGGTGCATCGTGCGCGGCCAGGCGTGGCGGGTGAGCAGGCTGCTGAGCGTGCTGGGCGCCAGCGTGTTGCCGGCGCGCCCGCCGGCCTCGTAGGTCATGGCGCGGCGCAGGTCGCTCTGCGAGATGCCGTGGCGCAGCAGCAGCGCGTGCAGGCGGTAAGGCTTGCCGCTGCGCGCGGTAGTGATGGGTCGGCCCATGCGTGCCATCGCTCAGTGCTCCAGGGCGAACACGGGCGACTTCGCCTCATGCACGCGGCGCACGTGCATGGCTTGCTTGAGCTTGAGCAGCTGGCCGGGCACGTAGCCTTCGCTGTCGTGGTTGGTGGCCACCACGACGGCCCAGGTGAATTCGCCCTCGATGGCGTCGGCGCCGGCGTAGGTCATCAGCACCAGCACCTCGCTGGGCGAATCCACGCGGATGAAGTGCTGGCCGGGCCGGATCGACGACACCGGCACCAGGCAGCTGGACGGAACGGGTACTGCGTGAAGTTGTGCGTGCATGCTGATCTCCAGATCAGTGGGGTGGAACGAAGGGGTCAGGCGACGAGGGCACTCCGGGCAATGGCCACCAGTTCGCGGCACGGGTCATCGCTGCCCGTGCGCGCCGCAATCTGATTGAGCGCCAGCTCATAGCGCTCCAGCCGTTCCACCCGGGCGACGTGATGCGGGTCACTCGCGTAATTCGTCAGCTCGCCGCAGTGCTGGCACTTCGTGCATGTCGCGTTGCTGATCATTTCCTGCTGCATTTCTGTTCTCCTGGTCAGCTTGGGGTCAGAGCTTCGAGATGAGCTCCGGGCGGGCGAGGTTCGCGCGGTGGATCGGGCCCGGCGCCAGGTCAAGCGTTGTCGCGCCTGCGGTGCTTTCCACGTCGGCGAGGTGAATACGCCCGCGCAGGCTGGCCAGCGCCTCGGCGCTGTGCCGGGCGGTGAGGTCTTCCTCCGCCTTGCCGCGTTCCTCCACCGGCGCCAGCTGCACCGGCGCTACCTGGTGCACGAAGACGATGGGCGAGGCGCCGGGCAGCACGGTCTCGAAGCCGGCCGGGTAGTACTCCGGGTCACCCGGCTCGGCGCGGCAGGCCACCACGATCACGGGCATCAGGGTGTCGGGGTTGCGCCGCTCGGCGGGGGTCATGTCCAGCTGCACGCCGTCGCCGGTGGTGTGGCTGCGCACGGCGCAGACGCACTCCACCAGCTCGGGGCCCAGCGGGACGAACAGCTCGCCCACGCTGGCTTCCAGCAGCAGGCGCGGATCGGTGATGCGGAACGTGGCTTTCATGTGCGTGCTACTCCTTGTGGCAAACGGGTGCGGGCGGTCAGCCCACGACAGACAGGCGCGGGCGCTGCACGGGCTCGGGTGCGTCGAGCCGCGCGGCGAGCGCGTCGAGTTCGGCTTCGGGGACGCCGTCGGGGTACCACTCGCGGATGCGGGCGTTGTCGTCGGCGGTCAGGGGGCGCGGCAGGCGCGCGCGCATTTCAAAGGCAGCCTGCAGGTGCGAGAGCGGTTTCAGCTCCACGTGCACGGGATCGGGTACGTCCATGTCGGTGCCGCGGCGCATGATGTGGCTGGGCGCGGCGGCGGCGGCTTCGCGCATGTGCTTGAACGGGTCGATCTGGCCGTCAAACGCCAGCCGGCCCTTGTTGCGCGCGGCGGTGGCGTCCAGGGTGTCGCGCTCGCCGTAGGCCGCTTCGTTCAGATCCTTGCGGGCGGTATCGACCACGGTGTCCGGCTTGCTGGCGTAGCTTTCGCCGAAGGCTGGCGAGACCTCAAAGAAGCCAGCGATATCCCTGGCGAGTGGATCGCACTCGATGTAGCGTGTGGAACCGTCCTCGGCCTCGCCGATGATGAAGATGCTGGGCGCGCGGTACGGGTTGACCGCGACTGTCACCGTTTCGCCGACGCGCACGTTCGGCACATGCTCCACGGAATAGACCGCCGACTCGTGGCCCTTGACCGTGTATTTCACGGTCAGGTTGCCGTTCACGATGCGCTGCACAGGCTTGCTGTGCATCAGCATCTGGCACAGCTCCACCGGCGGGCACAGCCGCAGCTGGTCCTGGCGGATGGTTTGCCACAGCGCATCGCGGGTGTGCTTGTGGCGGCTGTGCTTGAACGTGCCGCAGAACGCGCGCAACCAGTGATCCATCTCGGCGTTGAGCTGCTCGACGCTGTCGATGCGGGCGAAGGTGAGCACGCCCTCGAACTTGCGCTCGATGATGTTGTGCACGCCCTCCACCTGGCCCTTGGCGCGCGGGTTGCCGGGCGTGTGGGCCCAGTGGCGGATCATCAGCGCGGTGAGCAGCGCACCGATGGCGTGGCTCTGGTTGGCGCTGCCGGCGTCCCACACCAGCATCCAGGGCACGCCGTGCATCACGTGGCCTTCCTTGCGCTGCATGGCCCACATCAGGAACTCGAACAGCGTGTGCGTGTCTTCGCCGGCCACGTTGTAGTAGCGCGACAGCACGTNGCCNGTGTAGTGGTCGGTNACNGCGTAGCGCATCACGCGCTGGTTGCTGACCTTGGCCAGGTCGCGCGGCTTGCGCTGGTTGAACTTGCGCTCGTCCATCACGCCGACGCGGCCGTTGCGCAG